ACAACTTTTCAAAGAACGTACTGGTGCATCAAATGCTATTGATGCAAAGCAGTTGTTTCCGATGATTAAAGTCGCAGGTGATATTTACATTCAACCTGCGTTGGGGAGTAGATTGTACCTTCGTTTGCAAGATGGCATTGATGCCGACAATCTAACCAACAATGAGAAAACATTGATTGATGATTACATAACGGATGCATTGATTTGGTACACAATGAGTATGTTGCCAATAACAATGGGTTATCAATTATTCAGCAAAGGTTTTCTGCAAAAGACAAGTGAAGAAAGTAACACACCATCACGTTCAGATTTGGAATTGATTGAACAGAAATATCAGTCAATGGCGGAATTTTACAAGACGAGATTGATAAAATATTTGCAGGAAAACTATGTTTTGTATTATGAGTATTTCAATACTGGTAGTGGGTTTGACGTTATATTCCCTGAAGAAAAGGCGTATAATTGTCCTATTTATTTAGGTCAAGATTATGAATCACAAAATCCACGTTATGTCAATAGTTCAAGTGGATATTCAAGTCCCTTGATTGTATATTACACTGCGGTTGGAAATGAAACTACATTCAATGTTGTTGCACTTGCAGGGCGTTCAGTATTGGTTGCATCGCGTGGTGGTTTGGCAAAAGGCATCACAACAACTGCAACGGCTGACACTGGATATTTACAAATTAATGGTCAGGTAGTAACATTACCGACTGGAGATGTTGCAATGGCAGGTGAATTGTTCACATTCCTTTATAGATAATTATGAGCAAAGGATATAAGAAAGAATACATAGAAAAAGTAAAGCAAAAATTCAATGACAAGGAACGAGGTCATAACGGAAATCACAACCATACTTCAGGCAAACAAAATGATAAAATCAGTCATTGCAAGTCCGCCAGTAAATTGGTTGTATTGGAACGAACAACCTGAATTTCCAAATGCAAGTTTTGACATTGCAAATGGACAATACAACGCAGGTCGTGAGTTGGTTTATACGATTGAAATGTGGTTACTTGACAAAAGTGGCGTTGATAATGAATTTGAATATGATGTGAGTAATGCAATGCACCTTGTCGGTGCTGATGTCGTGAATGTATTGAGGCAACAATTCAAACAATATTCAATCAGTACGAATGTGAGTTGGACAAAAGTTGAGGAAAAGTTTGAAGATTATTTAACTGGAGTTACGTTTACTTTTGATTTTATTGTTGTTAATGATTACACTGCGTGTGATGTACCAAATTAAAAATATGAAAAAATTAATTATTCTTTTGTTGTTTGTCATTTTAGGACAATTCAGTTTCGGTCAAGTTTATCAGTTAATGCCACAATATGGATATCAGGCGTTGAGGATGAGTTTTGATAGCACTTTGCAGATTCCTACAACTTGCGGTGTTCCCACCTTAAAAAGCGTTTACAATGTGAAGCGTGGTGCGATTGCTTTTGATTCATGCAACAATAGATTTTACACATACAATCCTGCAAACGCGACATGGTCGTTTTTGGGTTCAGGTGGTGGTTCAACAGACACTACCAGTTTGAGCAATAGAATTAACCAAAGAATTGATTCATTAAGGCGTTCAAATGATAGTGTGTATGCACGTAAGAATGGCGTTTTTGTTTTTCAATATAAAGATTCAATCGGTACAACACCATCATTGCAACAAGTTACAAACGTTGGAAATACTACCACAAACGAAATCAAAACAACTGACCCAACATTCGGTGTATTTAAAACAGATATAAATGTGATTGATGGTACTGAATATTATCCTTTAATATTTCAGAATGAAGTAAACTTGCCTAACATTGATTCATTTTATATTAAAACATATCGCAATGGCGAATTCAATCCGATAATAAAAAGTAAGGCATTTACATCACCTTACAAAGAATTTTCTATTTCACCTGACACAATATTTTTGAGAAATACAGATTACAACACCACATATTTACTGCCACAAACAATTTCATCAACTACGCATACAAATTATTTCCCATCACCATTAGGCGGTGGTACACAAACATTTGACAATCCATTCGGACAAGTAACGGACACACTTGCAACATTGCAATCAATTAGACGATTAAAAGATGTATTTGACAGCACTAATTTAAATGCAATAAGATTGGTAACAAGTGTTTACAATAACTCAGGAAGTACAATTACAAAGGGTTCGGTGATTTACATAAATGGTAGGCATTCATCAAACTTGCCGACAATAGCACTTGCACAAGCAAACAACGAACAAAATTCTTACACAACATTTGCATTGGTGCAAGATGATATTTTAAACAATGCAAGTGGTATTGTAATTCAGGCAGGTAATATTTCAAACCTTAATTTGCCAACATCAACTTACACAGATGGTCAGGTATTATATTTATCACCTACCATTGCAGGTGGATATACAACGACAAAGCCATTAGCACCAAATCATATTGTGAAATTGGGAACGATAACACGTGCGCATCCAACATTAGGTGCGATTGAATTAAAGATTGAAAATGGATGGCAGTTAGATGAATTGAGTGATGTTAGCATTGCTTCAGTTCCTGCGGATTCAACAATTTTACAATTTAGTCGCGTTGATTCATTGTGGCATGATGTGAGTATAAATAACGCAATAGGAACTAAATATATCAGACCATCTGATACGTCAGTATTGCAACGCAAATCGGTTGCAGCGTATTCTTTCCACGCTAACAATACAAGTGGAACGGCAAATGTAACTGACCAAGTATTCAAGGATTTAGGAAATCAAACATACGCAGGAACAATCACATGGACTGGAACAACTGCACCATCAGGAACAACGAACCACAGATACAGGTGGGTGCAAATCGGCAAACAAGTATCATTGACAATTTCTTTGAACTATGGAACGGCAGGTTCGGCATTGACTGCGGTAAAACTTACACTTCCTGCGGATTGTCCGAATCCAACAAATTTTGCAACACTAACGGCAGCGAATGACATCATCGGTTCTGCATGGGCATTTTTAGGAACATCAACAACGGCAGCGACAACTGGTCGTGTGCTATTGCAAAACAACGCAGGTAACAACGGATTTGAATTTAATATTTCTGCAGCATCAGGCGCATACAGAACATCAGGATTTACATTAACTTATTTTACCGATTAATTATGCTACACATCAGACAGAAACTGGATTTAAATGCAAAGCAACAAGTTGCTTACACTATTGTGATAACCGATGATTGGACACAACCATTAGAGGAACATCCATCAATAGTTGAACATCCTGAAATATTTGAAATCGTGGACACTGATATTCCTGAAAATGTACAATATTTAAAATACACATAAAAATGAATCACGCAGATTTGACAAACCTTTTGATTGGCATTGTGATTAGTTTAATCATCTTTGTTGCAAAATTATTTATTCAAAAAATGGATAAGTTTGAAAAGATTGTACAATCAATTTTACTTTCTGATGTCGGAATGAAAAAAGACATTGAAAATATTAAAGAAGATTTGAAAGACCACGAAATAAGGATTCAGAAACTTGAAAACTAATAGTGAAATATTAAAGATTGCATTGATGTTCATTGTGTGTGCATCTTTGTCAATGTATTTTGAAAATCCCTATTATAAGTTTTTCATTTTTATGATGATGATTGTTAGTATGTATTTTTTAACTATAAATAATAATCTATGAAATCAGGTTTTGCAAAACTCAACATTGAAGATTTTTTTAAAGGTTTGATTGTAGCAGTATTATCTGCACTTGTTACTTTTCTTTATAACACAATGGAGTCAGGCAATGTTGTTTTGAATTGGAAAATGATTGGCACAACATCATTAACGGCTGCACTTGCTTACATCATCAAGAATTACCTAACAAATAATGAAGGTAAGTTTTTGAAGAAATAAAAAAACCGACTATAGAAATAGTCGGTACAAACACAAAATCGCAACACGATACCCAAAATTAATATTATGCGGTATCTTTTTATCATTTGTGGATTTCTTTTGCATAGTTGTTACACTGAAAAAACTGCACAAAAAGAATTGATTGAAGCGAAGTTGAAAAAACCTGATGTGGTTTCAAAGTTCGTTTCAGAAAATTACCCTTGTGATTCGGTGACTATTCGTGTTGACACTATTGAAAAAGTCAAATGGCGTTTGGCGGTTGATTCTTTGAAAAGGAAAATAATTATCAAACGTGATACAATTAACAAAATTCTGCATGATACGATTGTACAGGATTGTGATGATAAGGTAAATAAATTAAAAGCGGAGTTAAAGGATAGTTATGAATTCATTGATGGGTTGCAGGAAACTTTGAATCGTGAAGTTCCAGTTGTTTACAAATGGTATTCGGTAAAAGATACGGCATTGATTCAATCAAAGAATTTTGAAATAGATTCTTTGAAAAAATATAAAGATTTAATAAACGAAAAAAGAATTAGTTTGTTTTGGTGGGTAATAATTTTATTGATATTATTTGGGATTTCATTAATTTTACACATAGTTAGAAAATGATAGCATCGCAACGTTGTATTGATTTAATAAAGCAATTTGAGGGGTTTTATCCGAATGCTTATTTGTGTCCTGCATCGGTTGTCACGATAGGTTTTGGTTCAACTATGTGGGCAGATGGTCGGAAGGTAAAATTGGGTGAGGTGATAAGCATGGAAAACGCTGAAAAGTTGTTGATGTGGGAAATCAATAACAAAGTACATTGTTTGAATAAATTGCATTTGAATCAAAATCAGTTTGATGCGTTGATGAGTTTTGTGTATAATGTTGGCGTTGGCAATCTTATGAAATCAACACTTTACAAAAAGGCGTTGTTGAATCCGAATGACCCTACGATTCGGAATGAATTTATGAAATGGAATAAGGCAAGGGTTAAAGGTGTGCTGACACCATTGAAAGGTTTGACAAGGCGTAGACAAGCAGAATCAAATTTGTATTATGAACAAACGTGAATTATGCAGGGAATATAGGCGCAAATTTGCGGATATGCCAACACTAAAATTGGCGAGAATTGTATATTCCGAAAATAATCTACTATTCAAAGATGTTGAACACGCAAGGTCAGCACTTCGTGACATTGAAGGGAAGTCAAGTAAAAGGTCAAAAAATGTAAAAGCAAATGCTGAATTCATAATGAATGAACCAAGACCACGAAATCCCTATCAACTGCCTGAATCCGATGAAACAATTTACAAGCCATTTGTTTTTCCCAAACACAAAAAGGTAGGTATTTTATCCGATATCCATTTACCTTACCATTCACTGGATGCACTGACTGAAGCATTGACCATACTTAAAAAAGAAAAGGTTGATGCTTTGTTGTTAAATGGTGACACGATTGATTGTTATGCATTGAGTAGGTTTATGAAAGACCCAAAGAAAAGAGATTTTAAATATGAATTGGATTGTTTGAAATCATTCTTTGACAAATTGAAAATAATTTTGGATTGCAAGATTTATTTTAAGTTGGGAAATCACGAAGTCAGGTATCAACATTTCCTATATCAAAAGATGGGTGAACTTGCAGGAATTGAAGATTTTGAATTTGCGAATATTATCAAAGCAAGGGAACACGATGTGACGATGATAGAGGGCAATAGATTCATGAAATTGAATGACCTGAACGGAATACATGGTCACGAATATATCGGTGGAATTTCAGCACCTGTGAACGTTGCAAGGGGATTGTATTTGCGTGGTAAGGTTTCAGCGTTTCAAGGACACAACCATTCAACAAGTGAACACACAGAAACTGACATGGATGGCAAGATTACAACGACATGGTCAATCGGTTGTTTGTCGGAATTGAATCCTGATTATATGCCATTGAATAAATGGAATCATGGATTTGCGTGGGTGGAGTTAGATGATAACGGCAAAGATTATATTTTCCACAATAAAAGAATCTATAAAGGCAAAACACTATGAGTGAAGAAATTAAAAAGGAAGAAGAAGAAATGGAAATGGTCATGGAATATACTCACGCGATTGAGTATATTCAGGCAGCATATTTTGCATTGTCCAGTGTTG